AGGTCATCATTGTCGATGTAGAACAGGCCCTCATACGAGCCGGTCACACAAACATTGCCACGTCCCATAAATCAGCCCTCCGCGTCTTCGAGGAACGAGATGACATCTTCGAGGCCGGAGGATGCAGATTCGAGCATATCGACCGCATTTTCTGAAACCTCATACCGCTCAGTCCCTTGCAAGCTCTCAGGGATGTTCTCGAAGGCTTCCTGCTCCTCCTCGTAAAGCTCATCAATCTGGTCCTTCAGCTCATTCAGGGCATCTGCAATCTTGCTAATACGCTTGCGCCGCGAGTTATTCATTGTCACAGTCCTCCTCCACTTGTTCATTGCAGGAATCATCAGACTCTCTGTACGAGAAATAGTAATCATCAGGCGGCTCCGTCATACCGCCGAATCGGTCAAGCCGGCCGGAGCAATCATACATCGGATTCATCGCTGTTCTCCTTCAGGTAGCAGTGGTCAACGACCCAGCCGCCCTTGTTGCCGAAGTCCTTCATGTAACAGTCGAGGCGAACCATCTGGTCGGTGCCATCCAAGCAGGAACCGAACAGGCTGGTGGAGCAGCATCTGGACCGGAAAGCCTTGTTGTCGCTGCTGACCTCATAGGTGCGGCTGCGCAGCGGGTAATGGCGGTCAGGCCAGTTGCTGTCAGCAAATACGATGCAGGCGCTCACCGGCTTTGCAAGCTGGGTCTTGTTATGTTCAACGAACAGGTCCCGCAGTTCGGGATAGGTCATGTTCTGGTTGTCCATAGCTGATACCTCCATCAGAGAACGAAGCAGATAACGAGCAGGGTGACGGCGAAGGCTGCTGCGCCGATGGCAACGGCGTTCAGGACGTTGTTGAAGCGTTCCCGGTCTGCATCCTTCTGGCGGCGAGCTGCGCGGCTCCGCTGCTGTGCGGGGCTGTTCAACATCCGCAGGAAGCAGTTCGGGTCATTCTCCCACTCACGGGTCATCTCAGCGGTCATGTTCTCGTTTTTCATAGCTAAAAACCTCCATAGTATCAATTTCTTTACGGGTGGCTCCCGCGACGCCCAGCAGGGCGTTTCGGCCTTTGCCAGAGGCCATCGTCAGGCGGGGACTTTTCCGTCCGTCAGTTCAGTTTGAACAGGAAAGCGGGCATCTTCTCGTACTCTTTGGAGAGCGGGAGGCGATCACCGTTGACCTCAATCATACCAGCAAGGGTGCAGCCATTCTGCTGGAAGAACCATACGCTTTCAATAGCGCCGCTCCAGCCGGAGGAGAAGGTGAACTCAGAAACGCCATTCTTGCGAAGGCACTCAATCAAAGAATCGGAAGCTGCGTTGGTGTTCAGGTTGATGACGATGTTGCCATTATCCAACGAACGTTCGCAGGAATGCCAGATGTAGCAGGCATCTTTTCCCTGCTCGTCAATCCATGCGGTCACATCCTCGCACTCCTTGCGGATGCTGTTCTTTTCTTCCTCAGTGGTAGCTGCTTCAATACGGGTAGCGAGAGTTTTGACGGCCTTGTAGGTTTCAACAAATGCGTTTTTCATATCCAGCGTCTCCTTTTATCTTACCGTTTCGGTATGTTTTTCTGTATCTTCATTCTAACTTACCCACCACTGGTGTCAAACGAAAAGCGAAGATTTACCGAAAAAATTTATGGAGTACATCTGGGAGTTTACCGGCGGTCAATAGACCATGCCTTCCAGGTCGATGATGGCGCATTCCTTACCGTGAACGTAGTAGGCGTTGCCGCCCTCATCCACCCAGACTCGGCAATAGCCAGACAGCCCAATTTCCGGGCCGCTGGCTACGCCGTCCCATTCTGGCTTGCGGGTCAGCTCGCCGACTACCGCAAAGCCAATGTCCACTGCATACTGACGGGCAATGCTCTCAGTAGCAAGCATGTGCGGTGTTCCTGATGGCGTGGACCATCATCGTGATGGCCTCTGCCAGCGGAGTGTTCAGGTACGGCAACTCCTTGTCCTCCACGATCTCGGAGTTCATGGTTTCGCCATGCTCGTTCTTTGCCGTAATCCAGCAGCCATCACCGGTGTTCTCCAGCACGATGCTGAAGTACGGCTCCTTCTGGCCGCAATACTCCAGATATTCCCAGAAGATACGGGCCTTTTCCTTGCCGATGCTGTTCACCGACCACCTCCAGTTCGGGTCGTTCTGGTTGGCCTCAGAAACCAACCGGCGAATCAAATCCTTATGCTCACGCAAATCAAACATAGCTATGAACCTCTTGACTTTCCCCTGCTATACTGATAAAATCGAAACGAGATGGGGCAGGTCCCATCCCGTTCCGACCGGCTAGGTTCCCACGTGGCTGTCAAACTTTGTGGGGGACCTAGCCTTTACTGTTTCTTAGGCTCCTCGGTCTGCGGGTCGAGGACTCCGGCAATGCACTTGATACACTGCGTCGCTTCCTCGTCCGTATGACCGTGAGCTTTCAGCCAGTCGATCAGACGAGAGGCTTCCAGAGCTGTCATACTGCACTCACCTTTCATTTTGCTACACCTCCTGCTCGTGCTTCCAACTTACCAGCCGGATGCCGGTAATTGTAGATAACTTACCTTTTTGGTAATTTATCTTAGTATCATTATAACTTACCCAACTGGTAAGTCAATCTGTTTTTTAATTTTTTCAAAATATTTTTTATATCCACTGGCTATTTGATGCCGAGCCGCTTGGAGCCTCTGAAAAGCCTCTGGATTTACGTTTTGGTTACGGGTAAGAGTGTATTGGAAAATGTCTGGAACTTTCTGAGAAGGATTTGTCAAAAGTACATAACGAAATTTGGCTATTTTGAGAATTGATTTTTCTGGCGACGTTGTTCCATCGGAATTTCCGTGCAAACAAAAAAATCCCCCTGCACCAGCCTTTTTACGGGTCATGGTACAGGGGGATTATCATTTTACGCTGACTTTGCGCTGACTCAGCCCAGATTCAGCGTATTCTGGACAGCAGCCTGCTTGGCGGCAACGTGGTTGGCGTCGATCTGAGCCTCAATACGATTTTCGAGGTACTGGGTCGTATCGCCGAAGTTGCTCTTGATGTAGTCCTGTGCGTCGCTGCTCATGCTTTTCAGGGCAGCGGACACGGCCCGCATAAGAGCTTCCTTCTGCTCGGCCTCATTGAACGTCCCGGCGGCTTTGAGATCGTTGACGTAGGTCTGGTTCATCGCGGCCACGGCATCGGACACCGCACTGCCGATTTCGCGGACGAGGCGCTGCACCTTGATGTCGTTGGTCTTTGCCACGATGAACTCGATGAATACGGCAATGCCTTTCTGGATGCAGGCGGTCACGATGGGAACGCAGACCAGCAGGGCAACGTACAGCAGGCTTCTCGTAAACTCATTCATATTCGGTTACTCCTTTCATTCAGTGAACCTGATTCTTCAGGCTGTTCATCCGCTTGTCGCCTTCGATGGCGGCAGCGGTAAAGCTATTGTTCTTCCACCACGCAGCGACGCTGGTGGCAATGGTCAGGCCGGTTGTCACGAACTGCTCGACCTCCGAGCTTTCGATGGGCAGCAGGGGCTTCCCGGCGGTACTGGAAACCTGATTTGCCAGAGCAAACGCCAGAGCGGCCGTACGGGCCAGCGTGGCGATGGACACTTTGCTATTCGTCATAGGTCTTATCTCCTCTCACAGGTACTTATCAGCGCCAGACAGCGCCTTCCACGATGCAGGGCCGCAGATTCCGTCCACGGTCAGGCCATGCGCCTCCTGCGCCCTCATCAGGGCATTTTCCGTCCCCTCTCCGAACAGGCCATCAGCCTTCAGCTTCAGGAGCTTCTGGAGCATGATCGTCGCACTGCGGTTCGCGTCCCCAGTGCAGCCCCGGCGGATGGTGGGAAGCACGAACTTGTTGTAGGTCGTGCTGGGGTACTTTCCCGGCGTGGTGCAGAGCCACGTTGCTTTCGTGCTACGGGTGTCGGCGTGGACAAAGGCCCCACGGCTGTGCCAGTAGATGCCGATGCCGCCGAACCCCACGGCTTGAGCAAGGATGCCCAGTGCCACAGGGTTGATACTCCGATTCTCCGTCCTCCAGTCCGCTGCCATGCCGTAGCGGTGCTTGGAGTTCGGGCTTCCGCCCACGGCCTTGCTGGCGTTGTGCGTGATGCAGCGGTAGCCAGACGTGATCTTCAGCGGCCGTTTTACCTTATCCCGGATAAGCTGGAGCTTTTCGGCCAGCTCCGTGTCGATCACCTGCTGCCCACAGCCGCAGGGACACTGGAACTCCAGTCTGGTGAAATTCTTGGTGAGCGCGGTGCTGTCGCCGCGCTGGAACGTGATGATGCTCAACTTGCACACCTCCTAAAAGCCGATCTGGTTGAACACATAGCCGAGGAAAGCACCGATGATGGCCGTCACCACATAGCCGACGGCCTTACGCCACAACTCTCCATCGCGGCTCTCCAGAGTTTCCAGCCGTTTCCCCTGCTTTTCCTGCTCCTTGACCATGCTCTCCATGCTCAGGGCCAGTTTTTCGACCGATGTGGACAATGTGCCCATCTTGCTCACGCTTTCTTCCAGCAAAGCAATTCGCCTGTCCTGTCGGGAATTTTCTTCTTTGAGCCTTTGCTTGAACTCTTCATGCTCGGCTCGCGTGATAGGCTGGTCCATCTAAACCTCCTTTCAATCGTCCTACAAAAATAAGGGGAGCCGGTTTCCCGACTCCCCTGCGCGATCACTCGACCTCGACTTCGAGGTCCTTCGGGATTTCCTCAGCCTGCTTCCGAATCAGCGCCGGAACCTGATCGAGAGTCTTCTTGCCCTTCACAATGAGGGTTGCATAGATGACTGCCATGATGCCTTTCTCCTTTCTCAGCAATATTTGTAAGGCGAACTCTCGGAAGCGGCTCATGCTTTGTCCGCTGCGAGAATGGCCTTGACTTCTTCCCGCAGGCGCTCGGGCACCCGCTCGATGGTTTTCCGCCCCCGGCGGATGAGGTTTGCATAGACTTCTGCCATGATTACGCCTCCTTATCTGCGGCGGATGTGACCGCGATGAGCTGTTCGTACACGTCGCACAGCGCCATCTGGGTATTATCGAGGTTGGACTCCAAAGAGGAAACTTTGGTTTTCAGGGCCTCATTCTCCTCCTGCAATTCCTCCATCGTTTTCTTCTTCTGCAACTTAGCTACAGAATCGACTCTTACTCTGTTCAAACCCATTACTGGAAACCTCCCTGAATCGAAGCGATGTAGCCGCCTTCGCCGCTTACGCCGCGTTCTGCGGTGATGCGGAAATTGAACGCAAATCCGTTGACCGCAGTCTGGTTTGCAAACAGATGGTTTCGCCCATCGCGGGACTTTGTCGTAATATCCTCCCAGACCGGCGAGCTATCCTTGCCGTTGTTCGTGACCTCCACCTTGAAAACTGCACCGGCAGGAATCAGACCGCCCACGGTGATGGCACAGAGCGTGATCTGGGCATCCGCTTCCATCGGCTGCGCCAGCGTGATGCTGGCGGCGGTAACGGCCTTCGTAAAGGTGAACGTCTTGGTGACAGTGGCCTTGCCATCGGTCACAGTAACGGTCAGGGTGTGACTGCCGTTCGTAATTTTCTGGAAATATTCACCGGTGACGGCAAAGCTGTTGGTGGCCTTGCGGGTCGCGGTGTAGGTTCGCTTGGTCGTGCCGTCCAGCTTTTCGGTGACGGTCAGGGTGTCCACCGCGTCCTCATCATCCACGGAGTACGAGACGGTGAAGCCGCTGGACTTCGTGCCGAGGTTGTCCGAGCTGGAGGTCGTGATCGTCGGGGCGGTGTTGTTATCGACCGTGCGCTTGGTGGACGTGGTGTAGCCGGACTGAGCGTCATAGCTGTCATACGCCTTGACACGGTACATCACGGTCGCCCAGCCCTTGGTGATGGTGTCGGTGTAGGTCAGGGCATTGCCCTTGTACACCTGCGTATAGGTGCCGCCTCCGTCGGTGCTGCGATCCAGAATGTAGCCGGTCAGATTTCCGTCGCTGTCGCTGGCCGCAGTCCACGAGACCACCAGTGTGCTACCGCCCTTGACATCGTTCGGCACCGCAATAGACGGCGGCGCAGACGGGGCATTGTTGTTGACCACCGTTACCTGCGAACTGGTGCGCCAGCCGGACTCCAGTCCCTCATCGTCATACGCCTTGACACGGTACATCACGGATGCAGTGCCAAAGGCGACATTGTTCGTGGTGCTGGTGGCAGTACCCTGATAAATCTGACTCCACGAACTGCCGCCGTTGGTCGAACGCTCTACCTTGTACCCGGCGAGGTTGCTTTCTGCATCAGAGCTTTTTGTCCACGAGATCGAGATGTTCGTGCCGCCCATAATGGACGAAGAAACGGAGATGCTGCCCGGGGTAGATGGTGCGGTGTTAGTCGAGACCGTGCCATCGTCAGACACCAAGAGAGAAGAGGGCAGAATCAAAGCGGGGCGGATGCCGCCCGAGCTGGAGCAGTAGTAGTTGTGCCAGTCGCCATTGGAGACGACGTACAGGGCGAGGCTGGAGTTGCCGCCGCAGTTCGGAGAGCGGAGCCACCAGCCGGCGGCCGAGCCGTTGAGTTTTGCAACACGCTTGGAGTCCGAGCTGTTATCTGCGCAGCCCTTGAAATAAGCCAGTTCCGCGCCCTCGCCGCTGGGCATATACGAGAAGCTGAAGCTGGTTTCGGTCGCACTGAGCAGGAAAATCTTCGCAGACAGGCCATTCGAGCCGCTGGTGACGGTCGTGGACGTGCCGCTGCCTTTGCGGTACGGGAGTTTTACCTGCTTGATGGCGTTCTTGATGTTCGACTCGAACAGATTCAGGAACGTGCTGTTCAGGTAAGAGTGGATAGTACTGTTGGCGTAGTCATTCGTGTTCGAGCTATGCCATGCACGGTTTTCGTAGATGTCTTTCATCAACAGCCAAGTACCGTTGCAGCTATCGTCATAGACGCTGGACGGCTTGCCCTGATGGACGACGATGAAATCTTTGGCAGAACCATTTACTTTCAGCTTGATGGTGCTGCCGATTGCTTTGGAACTCAAGGTCACATAAGCCATAAAAAAGAACCTCCTGTTGTGTATTACATCCACGGCGGAATGCTGTCGGGACGCGGTTCGGGCTGGAACAGGTCTTTGCGGGGCGTAATGTCACCTCTTTTCCGGCGGATGTTCTGTTCCTGCTTTACCCGGCGCAAGGCGCGGACGCTCCTCGTGGAGTTGATTTTCCTCCGAGGCTTTACGTCCACACCGATGATTACCGAGACCTTCTTGGCGTATTTCAGCCGTAATGCGTAGGTGTCACCGTAGGATGCAAAGGCATCCCACGCTACGAAGCTGGTGATAACAGCTTCTCTGGTCACTTCCCCTGCCGGGTAGGCTTTTTCCCAGTATTTGACGCGGGTCTGGATGCGCTGAATCTCCGAGCGGCGGAGCTTCTGGACGCAGGCTCCGCTTTCCGTCAGGTAGCTATGGAAGCCCAGAAAGTCCAGCCCGTTTTTCAAGGGGAAAATTGCTGTCTTAGAATTGAGTTCGAGGTCGAGGTCAGCCATCCGGCGCTCAATGTCCTTCAGCAAAAGCTGAAGTTCCCGCTTGGTCGGAGCAATGATGTAAAAATCATCCATGTAGCGTCCATAATAGCGGCAACCCCGTGTTTCCTTGATGTAGCGGTCGAACTCATCAAGGAACATCAGGGCGAGCAGTTGGCTGGTCTGATACCCAAGGGGCAGGCCGTCGGTCTTGTCAATGTAGATGCACATGAGGTCATAGAACGCCATATCTACGCCGCGCTTCTGCATCAAGGCCCGCAGTTTTGCTTTCAGGATGTCATGGTCGATGGAGGCGAAGAAATGGTGAACATCGCACTTCAGCACCCATCCGTCCGCGCTGCCATTCTTGCGGTAGTAATCGACCATGTGGCCCTTCAGGCGCACGATGGCATCCAGTGTCCCCTTTCCGCGCTGCGAAGCGTGGTTGTCGCGGATGAAGCTGGTGCAGATCGCGTCGTACAAAACATTGTCCGTCAGTGCATGGAGGACCACCTTGTCCACAAAAGCGGGAGCCTGCACAAGCCGTTTCTTCGGCTCATAAACATAAAAGACCTCGAAGCCACTGGGCTTGTAGGTCTTTTGGTTCAGAACGTATGATAGCTTATCGGTGCAAATCAGAGCGTTGGCCTCATATTGAGCCGTTCCCGGCTTGCTCCTCTTACCCTTTCGCGCTTCCAGATATGCCTCATAGAGGGTCTGGAACTCGCACATTTCCTGATATGTCATGTGTCTTCACACTTATTTTCTTCCCCCGGCTGAGGTGGTAGAGGAAGCTCCCAGCCGGGTGTTCGTCTAATACCGGTCCGCTTCCTCGCGGCAGCAGGCTGCGCCCGCAGAGGACGGCCTGCCTCGGTATGATGTGTTTATCGTCCGCCATAAAGGCTTCCGACAGGATGCGACTCCCTTTGATGATGGGTGCACTGTTTTCGCCCGTTGCCGGGTTACTCATCTCGCTTTTCCATCAGAGCGGGGCGGATGCCGTTCGAGTTGGAGCAGTTGTTGTTGTTCCAGTCGCCATTGGAGTTGACGTACAGGGCGTTGTTGGAGTTGTTGTTGCAGTTCGGAGAGCGGAGCCACCAGTTGGCGGCCGATTCGAGTCGCACCCTATATCAAGCGGGGAACCCGCAGGATACCTTGATTTTTCCTGTTCTTTCAGGAGTTCGCGGACGATAGCCTTTACCATCGCCGCCTGCTGCTTGAGTTCTGCCTGACGGGCCTGCTCCCGGAGCTTTTCAGCGCGGGCGGTGTCCTTCTGCTTCCACGACAGAACCATATTCTTTACGTCCTGAACCTTCCGGGTCCAGACGGCACTTTTGCTTATGGAAATAACTCCGTCGTTCAGAACGAGCTGGATATACTCATTCAGCAAAGAGCATTCGTCGAGGACTACGCCAAGCAGCCGCAGGCGTTCCT